TCGGATGGCGTAGGCCTCCGAGAAGTTGCCGAGCAGCGCCAGGACGTTCTTGCCGGTGCTGGCCGTGCTCACGTGGGTCGGCAGGTAGTCCGTCACGTAGACCGGGAGGCCCAGCAGGAAGCCGCTAGCGCCCTGCGTGATGCCCGCGTCGGAGCTCGGGACGAACACCGGCACATTGCTGCCGGACGCAGCGCGGATGTCTGCGACCTTCGCGTACATGTCCTTCGGCATGATCCACGCCGACGAACCCCAGTACGCCGTGGGCAGCTGCGTGTAGCGCATGTCCATCAGGTTTGACAGGGTCGCCGCAGCGGTCACAGCCAGGGCGCGGGTGGTGCCGCTGCTGGTCGCGGTGGTGATCTGCGTGGCCGACGCCTGGACGGTAAAGAGCGCGTTGCTCGGGCCGTTGGTCACGCCGGCCATGTATCCGCCCTCAGTCATGCGGGCGAACTGCCGCATGAGGTTGTCCACGACCTCGGCCTCGATGTCGAAGTTGGCGCTGTAGATCAGCTGCTCGGAGACCTGCGTCTTGGGCAGGATCGGCAGCGGCTTAAGCGAGACCTCGGCAAACGCCGGGTCGATGTCCGTCGCCGCGGTGCTGCCGGTGTCCGGCGGGCTCCAGGCGTTGGTGTAGCTCGAGGGCTCGAGCGTGTTGTAGCGGAGCGTCGCGTCGCCGCGGGCGACCGTGCGGTAGTCGCAGACGTTGCGCGTGATGCTGTTCGCCTGGAGGTACTTGTAGATGGTCTCCTCGACCTGCTTCGGGATGAGGATGCTCGAGCTCGCGGTGCTGATCAGCTCGCGGAACTCGGCGACCTTGCCGCCCTTGAGCCAGCCGTAAAACGCATCCCGGTACTCGGGGCGGCTGCGCTGCTCGTCCTCGCGCTCGCGGACCTCGGTCTTGGCCTTGGTCGCCAGGGCGTGGCCGGCGAACCGCTCGCGCAGCTCGGCGGCGGAGCGCTTCTGGTTCAGATCCTTGAGCTCGTCCATGAGCTCGGTGGCGCGCGCCTCCTGCTCGACGCTGATCTGGTCGTTGGAAAGGATGCCCTCAACTTCGGTCTCGATGGCCTTGCGGCGCTCAATGATCTCTGCCTGCTTCATCGGAGTGTCCTCAACCGCAGACGCAGCCGGACGAGTGCCGGGCTATAGGTGCGGGACTCGGCGTGCGTCTGCGGGTACGCGCCGGTTTCGACAATGGAGACCTCACGGAGGTCAACGTCCAGAAGAGTGCGCTCGGAGCCCTTCCAGGCGTCCTTGCGCACGTGGAATCCGAAGCTCATCTCGGTGAGCACGCCGGCATCGACCAGGGCGCGAACGTCCCTGGCGCGCTGGGTGTCGGGCAGCTCGACCTCGAACGCCAGCCCGCGCTCGTCAGAACGCAGCTGGAGCAGGCCGCTCTTCGTGTTCGCCAAGAGCTCGCGGCGGTCATGGCCGACGAGCAGCTGGATGTTGGATCCGAGGCTGCGCTCGAATGCCGTCGGCGCCACGCGCTCGACGAACGGCTGGCCCTTGTTGATGCCGGGGAACGCGAGCGTGTGGCTCGGTGCGTCGTAGACGGCCGCATAGCCGCCGAGCTTGCTGCCCTCGCGCTGGAAGGCCGTGGTGCGGGTCTCAAGCATTCTGGTCGCCCTCCGCGTCCGGGTTGCCAACCTCTGCCGAGGCGCCGCCGGGCATGGACACCGTCGGCGTATCCAGCCCGGCGACGGGGGGGAGGCCCAGCATGTGCCGTGCGTCGTTGGGGCTCATCACGCCGGCCAGGACAAGCTTCGAGTAGCTCATGCCCTGGTCGCGGAGGCTTCCGCGGGTGATCGGCGTCGTGTCGAACTTGACGCGCTCGCCCGGACGGCAGAGCTTCCGCGTGAGCTCCGACTCCCACGCGGAAGCCCACAGCGCGATGGCGCCGTCGGAGTAGGCCCGGGCGGTTTCAGCCTGGGACGCAAGAGCGCCGCCGCCCTGCTGGAAGAGCATCTCGGGCGGGACGCCGTATGCGCGGGCGATTTCCTGCACGGAGAAACGTCTGGACTCGAGCACGCTGCTCGAGGTCTCCTGCGAAATTCGCTCGGCCTTCATTCCCTCGCGCAGGATCAGCGGCCGGCTGGCGCCGTCGGCGGTCGCGTGCATGGTGCTCCATGCGTTTCGGATTGCCTCCACGGTCTGGTCGCTCATGGCGCCAGGGTGCATGATTGCGACCTTGCCCATGGAGCCGGTCTTGACCAGCGCCGAATGCGCAGCGTCCTGGTCCGCAGTCAGCTCGAACGCTGGCTTTGCGGCGTCGATTGGGCTGCGAAACCAGCACGGTTGGCGCGGGTCTGGGTAGCAACCTAGGTGGAGTAGCTGGTCGGCCTGGAGCGTCGTGTCGTTCAGCCGGTAGGTCATCCCCTCCTCGGTCAGCTCGCCGAGGAACGCGTCGGCCGGCACCGGCTGGAGCTCTGCCACGCTGCCGTCGGAGGCGCGCCGAATCAGCGCGAAACCGTTGCCGCGGGTCAGCGCGACGGTGGTCGTGAACCGCCGCAGTTCGAACCCGCTTTGCCACCGGCTGGCGTCCTGATTCATCAGCGCCGCCACCGGGTGATCGGCGATCTCCTGACCTTCGGAATCGAACACCTTGACGGGCAGGCGCGCGATGTCGCCCGCGATCAAGTTCGTGGCGCGCACCACCGCCGGGATCGACTCGAGGGATGCCCGCACCAGCGGGTCAGGCGAGCTGAACCACGTGATGCCGAACTTCAGGCGGAAAATGCGGTCGAACAGTCCCACGCGAGGATGGAACAGATCCGCCCCGTTCTGTCAACCGGATTTCCCGAATTCGATCAACCAATCGGACAGGCGCTCGAGGCGAGCCCGGTGACCTCGCGCACCTGGTGGTGCTCCATCAGCAGCGCCGCCATGTTCCCGGCGATCACGGCGTCGGTGTTGCCGGCGCTTCTGCCCTTCACCGGGCGGATGTTGCCGACGTTGTCCTTGATCAACCGGACCGCGTTGAGCGCTGCCACCAGCACCGGGTCCGGGTCGTAGAACAATTGCTTTGCCTTGAGCAGGTCGCCCCAGAGCTTCCATGCCGGTGCCATGGTGCGGATTGATTGGTCAATTGGAACCATCGGCCAGCCCTTGTCGGCCCATCGTTTGATGTCTCGGGCCTGCGCCGGGTGCGGGTCGACGCCAATTTTGCGCACGTCGTAGCGCATCATCAGGTCTTCGAGCGTGGCCTCGATCACCGACATGTCGTGCCATTCGCCCGGCATGCGCCGCAGGAAGCCCTTCTCGAACCACTGGCCCAGCGGATTCCGGCTCTTCTTGGCGTCCAATTCAGGGTCCAGCCCTGCCCACCAGCTGATGTTCCGGGCCCGGATCACCGGGCCGTCGATGGCCATGATGCACAGGGTGGTCAAATCGAGCTGTGGGCCGTGGCCGCCGCGGGCCAGATCGATCGCAATCACGACGGGCGCGCCGGCCAGTCTGGACCAATCGCATGGCTGCATTTGCCGTTCGAGCACCGACAGGTCGATGTCGGTCGTGGCGATTTCGTGATACCGGCAGGCCAGCTGCGTCTCGAACTCGGCAATCTGGGCCGGGTCGCCGCTCTGGAGCATGGTCCTGGCGGCCAGCTCGAGCTGCGCCGGGTCAATGATCGCTCCGAGCGCCGGGTGCGCCTTGGCCCAGGTCGCCGGGTCCGCCGCCTGGTCGTCGGCCTCGAGCCCGTAGAGCATGGGCCACCAGCCCGCCGGGTACGGCTCGCCCGAGGCTATGGCGCGCTCGAGCTGGTCCCAATAGCCCCAGATCGGCCGGGTCTTCTGTTCCGGGTCGGGCGTGGTGATGGCAAGCAGCTGCGAGGTCGGAAACTTCGCCAGCCCGGTCAGCAGGCGGCCGAATGCGCGCTCCATGCGGCTCACCTCGTCGGCGATGACCAGGCGGGTGGTCAACCCGTCCAGCGCCTTGTCGGTGCACGGGAGGCTGATGTACCGGTTGCCGCCGTGCTTCACTCGGCCCGGGTGCGCCGGCGTCGAGCCGCCCGTCGCCTTCCAGCCGTCCTCGTCCTTGTCGGCCACGTCGCCGGCCAGCGTCGAGCACATGGTCTGCATGCGCTCGAACGTCTTTTGCGCCAGGCGGCCGTCGGGGGCGACCGACGCGAACTCGAGGCGCTGGCGCGGGTCGCGCATGGCCGCCATCAGCAGGCTGGCCGCAAACTCGGTCTTGCCGTTGCCGCGGGCCACCGCCAGCAACAGCGCCTTGGTCGCCGGCGTGTCCGTCTTGCGCCCGTCCACGACCCGACGGCGGGCCAGCAGGATCATGGCGACCAGGCACTGCCATGGCATCCAGACCAGCGGCGTACCGGCGCCAGCCTCGGCGCCCTGCCCGCACTTCAGCGCAAAGTCCCGGGCGTCGTCGGCCCGCAGCTCGTCCCACCACACGTGGTGGGCGTCGGGCTCGGACCGCTCGAGCAGGTAGCGCCGGCACGAATCGCGCACCCGCGCATTTGCAACGGTCGTCCCGTCGACCACCGCCCTGGCATACGCATCGGCCTGCTCGGCGCAAAGTGGAAGTTTGCGCGTCTTGCGGCCTTTGCGGGTCGTGGAAGGATTCGCTTTCATTATTGGGCAGCATTAACCGCAAGAAACGCAAGTCTCGCAAATACGCGGGTTACGCGTTCGTCTGTTTGGATGG